ATGACATACGCGAAGATTACGGAAACAGAGGCTGCAATGGTTAAGGCGGCCAACGATATTTTGAAAACTATCCCTTATGGCGTGTATGTGGGGTAAATTAGATGGCAAATAATAAATGGAAACAGCCTAATGCGCCGCCTCCTCCACTTTTTTTAAATAAAAAAGAGCGAGATTTGGTCAAACAAGTTAATGATGAATTAACTGAAAGAGTAATAGGTCAACAAATTTTATATTATGCCATTGACGTTGTACAGAGTGATTTCCATCCACTTTATGGTGAAGCTGTGGAAAAAACTTTTTTACCTCCGGTTCGAATATTCGTTTTAATTGACTGGGAAGGACTAAAAACTACTACTGATAAATATGGTTTGGATGTTATGACGACAGTAACGGTTCATTTTCATAAAAGAAGACTGACAGAGGATCAAGATATATTTGTTCGAGAGGGAGATTTTATTTTATATGGTAGTTTATATTATGAAATTGTTACTTTAAATGAACCCACACAATTATTCGGACAAAATGAACATAAATTAGAAATTAGTGCAAAATGTGTAAGAGCAAGAAAGGGACTTTTCGATGCCAGATAAGAAAGATATTAATTATTCGTATACAGGTGTAAAAAACCCTGACGTTATTGAAGAGCAAATTTTCATGCCTTCAACTTTGGAAAATATTGATTATTCTGTGTATAACTTTTTTCAAGATCTAAACATTTCCACTTACACCAACGAAGGATTTAAACCAGTTCCTATTTCGTGGGTCGGCGCAGAGCGCGCTTATAATCGAAAAGATAGAAACTGGACCGATGATGAAACTTTTATTATGAAAAGTGATGATATTGGTGTTGTTATATATCCAGCCATTACCATAGAACGCAAAGGAATAGTAAAAGATCGAACCAAGAGAGGAAGCATCTTCTCTCCTCTGGACCGAGCGCGCCAATTAGGAAGATCAAATATAACAATTGCTAGAAGAATCTTGCAGAAGGATACTAACAAGTTTGCCACAGCGGATGCTTTTCGTCAAAGTAAAAGTGCGCGAGATAAAAACTTCAAAAGAGTTAACAAAAAAGTTGTCTATGAAACCATCACTATACCAGTGCCTACATATTTAGAAATAACTTATGAAATAGATTGTTTTACTGAATATCAACAACAGATGAACGATATTGCAGCTTATCTTATAGACGCAACTAACGTTTCAAATTATTTAAGTGTTCAACGTAATGGACACTCTTATGAATGTTTTGTAGAATCCGATTATGCAGTGGATAATGTTGTTTCTTCGTTGGAAGATAACGAGCGTAAGTTTAAAACGACTTTGAATGTGAAAGTTTTAGGATATATATACGGCGCTGGTCCAAATGAAGACCTCCCGCGAGTTACAAAAACCCAAAATGCCGTTGAGATTAAAATTGGACGTGAACGCGTTGTAATGAATACTGAAAATTCAACAGGCAATGATAGTTTTTATAAATCTTAATGAATCTACCTTTTGAATATTTATTTACTATTTATTATAGCAATCCTACAGATTTTAGATTGAGAAGGAGACTATTATAATGCCAGCAGATAAATATCGTTTTGTATCCCCCGGTGTATTTATCACCGAAGTAGACCAGTCACAAGTTCCCACACCCGGCATCAATGACGAGGGCCCTTTGATTATTGGCCGCTCAACGACGGGGCCTTCATATACCCCCACACGAATAGAATCGTGGGATAAATTTGTACAAATGTTTGGAGATACCGTGGCAGGCGGTCAAGGCAGCGACGTATGGCGAAATGGAAATTTCACTACTCCAATGTATGGGACATACGCAGCTAAAGCTTATCTTGCAAATAATAGCCCCATTACTTATATGCGCCTCCTGGGAGCACAGTCTCTTGATGCAGGAGTGACCCGCGCAGCAGGTGCTGCTGGGTGGTCTGTTCCAGCATTGGCGTCGGCTGATCAAAATGGTGCTTTGGGTCTATTCATTGTCCCTTCTGCTAGCAATGATGCAGCAAATATAACTGGTACCCTAGGAGCAATTTTTTACTGTGACGGCGCCGCACCTGTTCTAAGTGGTACTTTAAGAACTTCGGTGTCCCTCATGGCGCAGAATGCCGCTTTGCTCAATCAAGTCGGCACCGGTCCCGCGTTTAAGATTGTGATTTCTGGATCAAATTCTAGAGATCAAACAAAAACTTTTAATTTTACTCCTAGCAGTCCTAATTTTATCCGTAAAGTTTTTAATACTAATCCTATAAAAACAAATAGTGACACTAATGATTCTAGAGCTACAGAAGGCTATTGGCTTGGTGAAACATTTGAAAAGGCAGTACAAGGACTCCCAGGCTCTACTTTCCAAGCTGTAATACTTGGTCTGGCAAATGGAGCGCAACAAGGAGGAGATTTCCAAGGTTATGCGTCGACAGATGGAGGACCAACAGCTGCTCAAAGTGGATGGTTTATATCTCAAGATGTTAACACCCCTGATTCTTCTTTCGAGCCTGCACTTTCTACAACTGAGCTGTTTAAGTTCCATGGTCGATCGCCCAATGGATCAGAAACACAAAAAAGAGTTAAAATTTCTATTCGTGATATAAGAATTCCGTCTGCTCAAGAGCAGACGGTAGATCCATATCCTTCTTTCACGGTAGAGATTCGTCATCTTAAAGATACGGATTTACGCCCTGTTATTCTTGAAACTTTTTCCAATTGCAACTTGAATCCTAATTCTTCTAACTTTATTAGTCGCAAAATAGGAGACAAATATGAAGTTTATGATTCTGCAACACAAAGATTATTAGAATATGGTGATTATGATAATTTATCTCAACATGTTCGCGTCGAGGTCAATTCGGAGATTGCTGTTGGCTCAGAAGATCCCGTATGTGTACCTTTTGGAGTTAAAGGGCCTCTTCGTTTTAGATCATTTACTGCTCTTAGTGGCACTCAACTTGAACCGGTCGACTCTTTTGTCACCGGCGGCGCTCTGTACGCCAATCCGAACTGGGCCATGACCACCGCGGACGAGGGTGCTATCAACTACGGCTCGACCGGCATCGCCGACGGCTCCCTAAGATTTAATTTCCCATCTGCTTCTTTAATTGTATCCTCAAGTGATATGGGCTTTTCACAAGCCCGCGACGCTTATTTTGGGGTTAACACTTTACAAGCAGGTTCCACAAATCGATTTGAAGATAGTATTTTAGATCTAGTCCGCGCAAAGCCATTAAATTATTCTAGTTTTGCGACTTCAAGTGTAACTACATATCAATATGTGTTCACTTTAGATAATATCAAGTTGCAGGCTGGAGCCACCGAAAATGGAACTGCGCCGGCGTTCAATCGAGAAGGTTCGAGAGCAGCAGGTACATCTTACACTGCTTTAAGCGGTGCTGCAGCATTGGTAAATGATTTAAGAATTAGTAAATTTACTACCTTGATGTTTGGCGGTTTTGATGGTTTGGATATCATTGAAGGCGATCCGTTCCGTAATACTGCTTTAGATTCTGGAACTACTTTAACAAATTATGCTCTTGAATCCGTTGATCGCGCTATTAATATTATTTCGGATGCCGAAACAACTACTTTTGATTTGGCAGCGATACCTGGCATTACAGTACCAGAATTGACAAATAAATTAATTGAAAGATGTGATGAACGTGGCGACGCGCTGGCAATTATTGATGTTGAAGATGATTACCAGCCTGTACAGGAAGGAATTCCCGGTATATACCCCATTCTACCCAATGTAACCAACGCAGTGAGTTCAATGCGTTCACGTACGACAAATTCAAGTTATGGCTGTTGTTTCTTTCCATGGGTACAAACTCGCGATATGCCAACTGGACAAATGCTTTGGGTACCCCCATCAGTCGTCGGTCTGGGAACTTTAGGTTCTTCGGCCGCCACATCTGAATTATGGTTTGCCCCCGCTGGTTTCAATCGCGGCGGTTTGTCGAAGGGTGCAGGCGGTATTCCGGTAACAAATGTACGTACGAAACTTACATCACAACAACGTGATGATCTTTATGAGGTGCGTATCAATCCCATTGCTTCTTTCCCCACCGAAGGAATTGTGGTTTTTGGACAAAAGACTCTACAGCTGCAGCGTTCTGCACTTGATAGAATCAATGTGCGACGCTTGATGGTATACCTTAAAAAGAAGATTTCTCAAATTGCAAACACTATTTTGTTCGATCAAAATGTACAAGCAACGTGGGATCGTTTTCTTGGAGACGCCGAGCCACTATTGCGCGAAGTACAATCACGTTTTGGTCTGGAAGACTATAAGATAGTCCTCGATAATACCACAACAACTCCAGCGTTAAAAGATCGAAATATTATGTATGCTAAAGTTTTCTTGAAGCCCGCGAAGGCAATCGAGTTTATAGCTATTGATTTCTTTATTACGCGTAGTGGAGCGAGCTTTGAAGATTAAAAAATAATTTAACAACTAATTACTAATAACGTTATAATCGTATAGGAGATATAAATAGA